GAGATCGTGACCTTGCGCAACCAACTCGGCTACGTCCAGCAGGAGACCGGCAACAGCTTCCTCAACCGCATGGACGAGACGATTGCCGCGCAGATCAAGAACTGGCGCGAGATCAACACTCACCCGCGCTTCGTCGAATGGGTCAAGTTGCCTGATGTCTTCAGTGGTGCTATCAGGCAGACGCTTATGCAAGAGGCATGGAACGCCGGCGACGCCAGAAGGGTTGCCGCCTTTTTCCAAGCCTTCCTTGCAGAGGAGGCTGCCGTCGACCCGCAGAGGGCCAACGGTCAGGGACGACCCGCTTCTCGGATGTCGATCACGCCGACCCCGTCGCCCGTGACAGCACCGCAAGCGGCACCGTCACTGGCTTTGGAAGACCTTGCCGCTCCCGGCAGAGCCCATTCGGCCGCAACGCCCGCCGAAAAGCCGGTCTACACATCCGCCGATATTGCCCGGTTCTACACCGACGTGAAGTTGGGACGCTGGCGAGGCCGCGAACAGCAGCAAGCTGCCATCGATGCCGACATCATGCTGGCTGGGCGAGAAGGGCGGGTCATCGTCGATCAACGCTCGGTCCTGCCCATGAACCCGAACGGCGCTGTTCGCTGATCGCTCTGGGTTGGGCTGCCAACCCTCGGAGCCGTCATGCAACCGTTCATCCCGCTCTCTAGGCTCAACCCGGCCGTCATGGGCCCGGTTGAGATCGACGCGGGGTTGGTCCCCAACCCCGGTGAAATCTCCAAGAACACCGCCTTCGCCTTCCCGCTCGCGGGCTCAGGCACCACGCCGCCGATCTTCCCGACCGGCTCCTCGCAGCCAGCGCCGCCCTACTCAGGCACGTTCATTCCTGAGATTTGGTCGGGCAAGCTGATCGAGAAGTTCTACGCCTCGACTGTGTTGGCTGCGATCAGCAACACCGACTACGAAGGCGAAATCAAAAATCAGGGCGACCGCGTCCACATCCGCACCAAGCCGACGATCACCATTCGGCCGTACCTCGTGGGTGGCAACCTCACCGTCGACCGGCCGGCGTCGAACATCGTCGATCTCACGATCGATCAGGGTCTCTACTTCAACGAGATCCTCGACGACATCATGGAGATCCAGTCCGACATCAACCTGATGGGGATCTGGTCGGACGACGCCGCCCAGCAGATGAAGATCACGGTCGATACCGCCGTGCTGCTCGGCATCCTCGGTCAAGCCAACGTCGCCAATCAGGGTGCCACCGCCGGCAAGATCAGCGGCAGCATCAACCTCGGTGTCACCGGCACGCCGTTGCCGATTGTCGCCAATCAGGCGGTTCCGCCGGTTGCCGGGCAGGCCACGGTGCTGCAGGTCATCCTGCGGCTGGGCCTCGTGCTCGACGAGCAGAACATCCCCGAGCAGGGCCGCTGGGTCGTCATCCCGGCATGGTGCGCCGCGCTGATCAAGGAGTCGGAGCTCAGGCAAGCCTACCTGTCGGGCGATGCGACCTCGATCCTGCGCAACGGCCGGTTGGGCATGATCGACCGCTTCACCCTGTACGTCTCCAACCTGCTGCCCAAGGGTGCGATCACCGGCCCACCGGCACTGGCTGCGGGCGAATGGGTGATCTACGCCGGGCACGCGCACGGCCTCACCTTCGCGTCGCAGATCAGCAAGGTCGAGACGCTGCGTTCCGAGTTCACCTTCGGCACGCTGCTGCGCGGCCTGCAGGTCTATGGCTTCAAAGTGATCGACGGCATCGCGCTCGCACAGGCAGTCGTTTCCGAGCCGACACCTCCGTAATCGGCGTTGACCGGGCGGCTTACACCTAGGTGTAAGCCGTCCCCTGCGCATGGAGGTTAGATGCCCACGCCGTTCGACATCACGCGCGCGCCGATCATCACGGTGTCCGACACCACGCCCGTGGGGTCGACGTCGCTCGTCGGCGACCTGTGGTGGGCACCGACGCCGGGCCAGCTCTACGTCTACTTCTACGACGGCAACAGCTACCAGTGGGTGATCGCCAACATCGGGCTCGGCAAGCAGGGCCCGGTTGGACCAGCCGGTCCGTTCGGGCCAGCCGGCCCCGCAGGACCGCCGGGAACGCAGGGCGTGCCCGGTGTGCCGGGCATACAGGGACCGTCAGGTGCAACCGGACCGGCCGGGCCACAGGGAGCCGCTGGCGCACCCGGTCAGTCGACCGTTATCGTCGGCAGCTTCGGCGTGACACGCCTGCCCTCGGACCTGCCGTCGACGGGTCTCATCCCGGCCAACTGGGATGGTGCGGGCAACCCGCCGAACGCCTACCAGATGACGGTCGGCAACAGCCTGATCTACACGGGCGCGCCGCATGCGCCGTGGAACACGGGCGACCTGTTCGTCTATGGCATCGGCAGCAGCGCCGGCCTCACCAACTGGTTCGACGTCGGCAACGTGCAGGGACCGGCCGGCGCGCAGGGCCCGGCAGGACCGCAGGGCGCGCCCGGTGCAGCCGGTGCGACGGGTGCCACGGGAGCGCAAGGTGTGCCCGGCAACACGGGTGCAACCGGACCACAGGGGCCGCAGGGCCTGCCCGGCGCGACCGGGTCGCAGGGCATACAGGGCGCTGTCGGCCCAGCCGGTCCGGTCGGCAACACCGGGCCGCAAGGACCGGCAGGCAACGATGGTGCGCCCGGCGCGACGGGCCCGACCGGGCCTGCCGGGGCGACGGGTCCGCAGGGGCCACCGGGCACCAGCGCCGTCATCACCGTCAGCGACACGCCGCCGCCTACGCCGTCGACCAATCAGCTGTGGTGGAACTCGGCTCTCGGCTCGCTGTTCATCTACTACTACGACGGCAACTCGACGCAGTGGGTGCCGGCGGCAGCGGCGGCAGCTGGCCTTATCGCGCGCAATGCCATGGCGGGTTTCATCCATAGCCATCCCGGCGGCAACCAGACCTTGACGGTCGGTGCCGGTCAGTGCTCCGACAGTACCAACGTCGTGACGATCTTGGGCACGCCGTTCACCAAGACGCTGGCAGCCTTTGCGGCGGGCACCGGCAACGGTGGCATGGGCACCGGCCTCACCGTGGCGGCGAGCACTTGGTACTTCCCATTTGCTGCGATCATCGCCGGCAGGTTCGACATCTTCTTCGACACCACGCCGATCCCGACGCACTTCCCGGCGAGCACCACGGCCTATCGCCGCCTGCGCCCCTTCAAGACCGACGGGTCGAGCAACATCGTCGCGCACACCGCCAAGGGCGATCTTGTCCAGTGGGGCAATTGCGCGATGGACTTCAACCCGCTCAACCTCAGCGCTGGAGCGCCGACCCAGAACCTCACTTTCAACGTGCCGCCCGGCATCCAGACGATGTGGCAGGGCCATGTTCAGTTCGGCATCGCCAGCGGACAGGTGCAGGTTGACTTCAACACGCCGGGCCAGACCACGGCACTTAACTCGGTGGTCGCTGGTCCCAATCCGAACGGCGTGTGGGTCCAGTGCATGACCGACACCAACGGGCTGATCGCCGTCACTTACAAGGGCAGCCCGACGACGCTTAATCTCTATGCGGCGACGAGCGGCTGGATCGACGACTGTGGTAGGTACGACTGATGATCGACTTCCCCGCCTCACCGACCGACGGCCAGATTTTCAGCGCGACCAACGGCGTCGTCTACAAATACTCGGCGGCCTACGGCTCGTGGCTGTCACAGAACCCGACGCCGCCAATCGGTGGCACGGGGGATTTCGCGGCGGCTGGCACCCCGGCGATCAGTGGGACAGCGGCACCGATGATCATGCCGGTGATCAACGGCAACAGCGGCGGTTACTACAACGCCGCGACGGGTCGATGGACGCCCCCGGCTGGGCGCTACAACCTCTATGCTGTCGTTGGCGTCTTCAACAGTTCTACCAGCGTTGGCATCACGGGTAGCCTGCGCAAGAACGGCACTGCCATTTTCACCCTTTCTGTCACCGCGTCGGCGGCCAATGTGTGGGCCAACCTTCCTCTGGAAACGCAGGTCGACGCCAACGGCAGCGACTACTTCGAGTTCTGGGCGCTCTCTGGTCCTGCGACCGCCTCACAGGGTTACTTCGGCGGCTTCCCGCTCACCGGGGTGCAGGGTCCGACTGGCGGCGCGCCGGGGCCGGTGGTGGGCGACTTTTTCGTGCAGGGCACCGGCGCTGTGTGGGCACCGCCGTCGGTCGCTACGTGGGCGACGGCCAAGCCAGCGACGGTTCTCTCGGGCAATTCTGGTGCTTATTACAACACGACGACGGGTGTCTATACCCCGCCCGCTGGGCGCTATCGTCTGTTCGCGGAATTGTCGTTCTATAGTTCTGCGTCCAACATGTTGGGCCAGCTCCGTTGGCGAAAGAATGGCGTAGCGATCCCCAATACCGACACGACGACGAACACTCCCGGCGCGAACCTCTGGGGGCAAGTCACTGCGGAAGTGATTGTTGACGCCAACGGCACTGACACGTTCGATCTACAAGTACAGAGCAGCGTCTTGATGTCAGGTGCCTACGGCTACATGGGTGCCTTCCCGACGCAGGGCATGGTCGGGCCGCAGGGTCCGCCGGGTGTCATCAGCAACGGCGAGCGCCTGATCAGTCGCGTCGTGCCGACGGCAGGTCAGACCACGGTCGATTTCACCAACCTGCCGAGCGACATCAACGATCTGAGGTTCAGCTTCGACGTCACGCCCTCGACCAACAGCCGCGACTTCGGTGTGCAGTTCTACGACGGCAGCGGCACATTGATGACAGCCACCTATGCCTCAGCCAACGAGGTCAACTCGCACGCGCAGACGCTGGCTTCGGCTCCCGCTGTCGCAGGCAGCGCCGCCGTTGGCCTCGCGAGCATGATCTATTTCGACTACCCGGTGGCGAACCGGATAATCGGCAGTGTGTCCGGTGTTCGCGGCGATGGCGTGGTCTACAACATCAGGGATGCGACACGGCTGAAGGCGGTCAACTTTCAGGTGAACTACGTCTCTGATGACGCCAGCGTTTTTCTCACGATAGCAGGCGGCGGCTACCGCAACACGGCAATGGCGATTACCGGGTTGCGCTTCCTGTGGAACCCATCGGGGGCTTTCACGGCAGGCGGCTCGATCTCGCTGTGGGGCTCGCCGTGACCGCGCCCGACTTTCCCTACTCGCCGGTCGTCGGCCAGAAGTACACGACGCCGTCGGGCATCGTCTACGAATGGAACGGGGCGGCGTGGACGATCGGCTTCTACGACAGCGCCAGCCAGCAGCTCTCGGACGTCGGCGACATCTTGGATCAGATCCGCGTCCTGCTACAGGACACCGGCACGACGTCAGGGCAGTACCGCTACTCGACCGACAGCATCATCCTCGCCATCAACCAGTGCATGACCGAGATGTTCCGGGTGCGCCCGGACCTATTTCTCGAGAAGGGATTTGTCATCCCGGTATTCAGCTCGATGGCGCTCGACGACCTGCTCGGCATCGAGGAGCAGTACGTCTCGGCGATCATCTACTACTCCGTCGGGCTGGTGCAGGTGCGTGATGATGAGCAAAATCAGGATGCCCGCGCGGCCAATTTCCTCAAGACGTTCATGCAGTCGATAACTGCTGTGGGGTAGCATGCCGACACCGACGACACCCCCTTGGGATCACTTCTACAACGACATCAAGATCGCCATACCGGGCGTGACCGATGCCGTGATGCAGCAGGTCGCCTATCAGGTGATCAAGGACTTCTGCGACAAGACCAACATCTGGACCGAGGAGGTGCCGATCCCGGTCGAGCCCAACCTCTACGTCTACCCCTTCACGGTGGCCGACAAGGGCACGCCCAACCGCCTGATCCTGCTTTACGACCCGCAGCTGCCCGGCCCTGATCCACGCTGGGTGGCATCGGCGACGATGATGCAAGTGCCGAGCACGATCACCATCGGCTACGCGCCGTCGGAGGCAACGACGTGGAACGCCGTGGTCGCCAAGACGCCGGTCGATCCACCGGACGCCAGTCACTTCCCTGACCTCGGTGCCGGCGGCATCTGGATTGTCGACAAGTATCGTGATGGCCTGACCTTCGGCGTGCTTGGCCGCCTGATGGCGTTGCCAGCCAAGCCGTTCAGCAACCCGCAGCTCGCCAAGATGAACTACCAGAACTACATCGCCGAGCGCAGCAAGGCGCGCGGTGACGTCATCAAGGCCAACGTGTTCGGCGGCCAGCGCTGGATATTTCCGCAGGGCTGGGCGACGGTGCAGCGCGGAGGGTGGACCTGATGTTCACGTTAAAGCATCAATTCAACTCACCGCAGGCCGACGGCGTCGATCCGACGCTGGTCAAGCCGTCGGACTGGAACGCCCAGCACGCCGTCGAGTCGTCGACCGATGGCGTCCTGATCGGCCGGCCCATCGGCGCAGGGCCGGGCGACATGGAGGAGCTGCCGTTCAGTACGATCCTGCCGAGCGGCATCGTCGTGCCCTACGCGGGCGTCGCGGCACCGACCGGCTGGCTGATGTGCTACGGGCAGATCGTGAACGTGTCGGACTGGCCTGCTCTGTTCGCCGTGCTGAGCGCCACCTTCGGCGGCAACGGCGTGTCGACGTTCGGTATCCCCGACCTGCGCGGGCGCGTCGTCGCCGGGCCTGACAACGGTGTCGGCCGGCTGACGATCTTCGGCGCTGGGCTGGCCGGCGCTGGCGGTGGCCAGCAGGCGACCAACGACTATGGTGGCATCCCGGTCAGCGTCACGATGCGCGGCAACATAACCTTCTCGACCTACGGACCGTCGCCGCCGTTCCAGAACGTCCAAGACGGCTTCACGGGTGTCGCGACCAGCGGGCACAACCACGCCATCGACATCAACAGCATCGTCTCCGACGGCGCGACCCTGTCGCCTTCCTACAGGACCGTGAACACGGTGCAGCCGACGCTTTGCCTGAACTACATGATCAAGGGCTAACATGGCGATCCAGCCGATCAAGATCGACACTTTCGGTGGCATGACACCCGTGATCGACGATCGACTGCTGCCCAACAGCGGTGCCTCGCAGGCGGTCAACACATGGCTGTTCTCGGGCCGCATCGAGCCTGTGCATTCGATGGTTCCCATCCATACGATGGCGAACCCCAACGCGCTGAGCTACTTCCGGCTGCCCAAGGTCGCACCGGGCATCGACTACATGGCGTCGAGCTGGTGGCTCGAGTTTCTGCAGGCCGACGTGCGGGTGATCCGCAGCCCGACGGCGGGGCAGGACGACGACGGTCGCTACTACTGGGCCGACGGCACGTTCCCCAAGATGATGACGGGGACGATGATCGAGAATGCCGATGTCGCGCCGCCGGTGCTGAACTCGGCAGTCGCAAGCGGGACGGGTGGCACCTATCCGCCGGGGGTGACGATCTTCTATGTCGTCACGGCAATTAATGCGACTGGCGAGACGGTGGCCTCGAATGAATTGAGTGCCACGACACCGGCTGGTCCTTCGACGGCCAGCTTCGCACTCAACTGGAGCTTGGTGACAGGGGCGACTGGTTACAGGATCTATCGCGGGCTCGTTACTGGTGACATGATCGGCTACATCCCTATCGCAAGCGGCACAACAGCGTCGTATGTCGATACTGGTGGGACGACAAGCATCGATGGGACGCCGCCTCTGGTCGACACGTTCATTACGCCACCGCTGGCGTTGGGCGTGCCGACACCGGAGACAGCGCCCGGCGTGTCGGTCTCGGGCGGTGGCTCGGTCATGAAGACCGTGAGCTACGTCTATACGTGGGTGACGGCACTCGGTGAGGAGGGACCGCCCAGCCCGCCGCACATCGTGCAGAGCGGTCCGATCGATGCGACCTACACGATCTCGTTGACGGCACCGACGCCGTCCGACAACCTCAACCGTCAGCTCGCGACCACGCGCATTTACCGCACGGTGGTGAGCGCGCAGGGCGTGGCGACGTTTTTCTTCGTCGCCGAGATCCCGATCACGACCTTGAGCTACGCCGACAACGCAGCCATCGACACCGACGCCGTGGTGGTCGGCAACGAGGAGCTGGCGACGCTCTACTGGAGCGCACCGCCTGCCGACCTGCAGGGGCTGGTGACGATGCCCAACGGCATGGTGGCGTCGTGGCGGGCCAACGAGGTGTGGTTCTGCGAGCCCTACTACCCGCACGCATGGCCGGTGCCCTACGTCATCGCCGTCGACGCCGACATCGTCGGCCTCGGGGTTTACGACCAGTCGCTGATCATCCTGACTGACGGCCAGCCCTACGCAGCGGTCGGTCCCGATCCGTCGTCGATGGCGTTGTGGAAGATCCAGCCGCTCGAACCCTGCACGTCGCGACTGTCAATCGTGAACACGCCCAATGGCGTGCTCTACAGCTCGCCCAATGGGCTTATCAACATCACGCCGAACGGCGCGGCCAACCTCACCGCGCAGATGACGACCAAGGATCAGTGGAACGACCTCCTGCATCTCAACACCGTGGCAGCGGCGATGCTGTCGCAGGGCTACTACGCCTACTCGTTGGGCGCGCCGGCGGTGTTTCAGGCCGACAGCTTCCAGTTCTTCAAGGCCGGCGGCGGCATCGTCGGCGACCCCACCCAAGACACGCCCGATGCGTTTCAGGAGCAGTCCGAGTTCGGCACCTTGGAAGGCGTGTTCATCTCCACCGTCGATCCGCGCATTGCGCTCAGCAACCTGCAGCCCAGCTCGGTGCCGATCACCAACGTCATCACCGATATCTTCAACGGCGAGGTGACGGTGCTGAGCAACGGCGTCGTCTACCTCGTCGACCTGCGCCAGCTGATGCCGTACGGCTTCTATCGCTGGCGCTCGAAGATCTTCACCTTGCCCTACGTGCAGAACCTCGGTGCGGCCAAGGTCTACTGGACGCCGCCCTACGCGCCGACGCCGCCGGCATGGCCACCGACGATGTTCAGGATGTACGCCGGCAGCGAAGCAACGCAACTCGAGAGCGGCCTGCCGCTGGTCTACGAGGACACGCTGGGTCATTCGGGCCAGATGTTCCGCCTGCCCTCGGGCTACAAGGCGCTGTATTACCAGTTCGAAGTTGAGGGGCTGGCGGTGATCGACGCCATCCATGTCGCCCAAACCCCGCACGAGTTGAGGGAAATCTGATGGCAACCGCACCGAAGTTCACGCAGATCCCGATGCCGACGGCTGATCCCCAGAGCATGCTGCGCTCGCTGCAGGCGGTGATCTCGACGCTGCAGATGCTGACCAGCCAAGGTCCCAAGTCGCAGTCGGGGGCGCAGACCAACCGCAACATGGCGCACACGTTCATACAGGACAACCAGCCGACGGCGATCAACCCCGGCGACTTCTGGTTCTGCCAGAACCCCAAGGCGTCGCTCAGCTGCTGGGATGGCACGACGTGGACCCTGCTGGTGACAGCGCCATGATCCAGATCGGCAACCCTCACCACGGGCGCATGATCGCGCTGAAGGCGGGTGTCGACTTCGACGTCGAGCGCAACCCGGTGATCTCGCGCACCGATGAGCATGGCGACCTGCTAGGTGGCGTGATCTACAGCGACTACACCGGGGTCTCGATGCGCATCCACATGGCCGGCAGTCGGGTAGGCTGGGCTTCACCCCTGATGCTCTGGATGGCCTTCGACTACCCGTTCAACCAGCTCGGCGTCGAACTGCTGCTGGGCAGCGTGCGCTCGACCGACAAGCATGTGCTGAACATCGACCGGCGGTTGGGCTTCAAGGAGATCTTCCGCATCCCCAAGGCAGTGCCCGGCGGCGACCTCGTGCTGCTTTCGATGTCGCGGGCAGATTGCAAATGGCTTAAGGTCCGGCCGCGAGCCGCGATGGAGAAGGCGGCATGAAGTGGAATGATGGCCCCGAGTTCATTAGTGAGCTGACGGACCCGTGGGCACCCCATCCGGTCGTGAACCGTCACGTCTGCAACGGCGGCGGCTCCAGCACCTCCGCTCCTAACCCGCCCGACTACAGCAACTTCATCAGTAACACGAGCGGCGTCGCCAGCAAGCTGCAAGGCTACGGCCAAAATCTCTATGACTGGGCGACCAACGCCGGGACCAACCTGTCCAATTTGGCGAGCACGGTCTCGACCAACGCCGGCAACTTCGCCAACTGGGCGACCGGGCAGGCCCAAGGCGCGCTGTCGAACTTCAATTCGATGTATGGCCCGCTGGTCCAAGCGCAGGTCAAGAACGCCACAGACTTCATGACCAACCTGCCGCAGACGATGGAGAGCTGGGCAGGCAAGTACGGTGCCGACGCGGCGACCTCAATCGATCAGGCGAAGGCGACACAAACCCGCAAGCTGCAGGGCGAGGGACTGGACGCACCGAGCATCGGTACGGCAGCGATTGACAGCGCGGCCGGCAACCAGCGCGCGCTGGCGATCACCTCGGCGTCCGAGCAGGGCCGCATGGCGGCGCAGAACTACGGTAACACGCTGGTCACGGGGGCCGAGCAGGGCCTGCAGCCATTGCTCGGCGAGGAGTCCGGTCTGGCGGGCCAAGGTGCGCAGTACGGCAATCTGCAAATGGGCGCACCGGAGAGCGCGATCTCGACGACAGCGGGTGCCTACCAGCCGTATCTCTCGTCGTACAGCACGGCGGCTCCCTACAGCAACGCCGGGCTGACGGCGATGCAGGACACTTACCAGAACCAGCTCGGTCAGATGCAGGCCAACCAGAACGCTTCGTCGGGCAGCTTCATGAGCACCGCCCTGCCGATGATCGCCGGCCTCGCCGGCAGCGCGCTGCTGCCCGGTGTCGGCACCGCCCTCGGTGCTGGCGTGGGCTCGATGATGGGCCCGGTGACGCAGAGCCTGATGGGCAGCATGACGCGCAAGGCTGCGACCGGCGGGGTCATCCAACGGCTCGCTCCCGGCGGCATACCGATGGCTGGGCGCACCGTGCCGGCGGCTCTGTCGCCTTCGGGCGGGGCGCATGTCGATGACGTCAATGCCGTGGTCGATGGCGACCCGAGTAACAAGGCGGCGATCAACACGGGCGAGTTCATCATGCCGCGTACTGCCACCGAATGGTATGGCGAGAAGTTCATGCAGAACCTCGTCGCCAAGGCTCACAAGGAGCGACAGGAGAAGACGGTCGCGGCACCACAGGCTGGGCCGCCGCCACCGGGCATGCCGCAGGCGGCACTCAACGTGCGGCCACCGATGATGGGAGCGCCGGCATGAGCAAGGACATGCAGAATGCCGTCAACAACTTCGCCCTCGGCTTCTCGCTGGGCGACAGGATCATGGCACGTCGTGAAGCCTCCGAGGCTGCCAAGGCGAAGTGGCAGACCATGCTCGAATGGCGCAAGGCCGATCAAGCCGAGAAGGCTAGGCGCAACGATATCTATGAAAGGACTGCAGCGGCACACATCAACGCGATGAATGCGCAGGCTGAGTATACGCGGTCGGGAAAGGGACGTGGTGGTGGCAAGATCAGCATCGGCTCGGCCGGCAAGCCGGCTTACTCGGCCGCCGATCAAGCCTTCATCGACAAGCAGGTAGCGGCGGGCCTTGCACCGCCGGCCGCGCAGCCGACGTCGGAACAGCCGACTGTCAGCGTTGATCTGCCAGAGCAGCCGCCAGCGCCGATCCCTGACGTGCCTCAGCCACCGAGCGACAGTGGTGTCGATGCGACGACAGGCGCGATGTTCAGCGACGCCCGAGGCGGTCGGGTGTCGATGCGCTTTGCGCGCGGCGGTCGGGTGCCTCTGGCGACGATGGGCATCGGTGGCACGTCGGGGCCGGGCTCGGGCTACGGCGTGCGCGCGGCACCGCCATCCTACGCCGATGGCGGCAGCGTGAGCGACTTCGGGACCATCAAAGACAAGGTGAAACGGAACCTTGAGGAGATCGAACGTGCTCTGGGGACGCTGAAGCATGTCGGCGAAGGTCGACCCGGCTTCCAGTCGAGCCCGCAGTTGGGCGGCACCGGGCCTGCGCTGCCCTACCCGCAGGTGACGAAGCCGACCGTACCAGCTGCACCGGCTGGTGGCGGTGGAGGAGGCGCAGGCGCGACAACCGAGCCTGACGTGCCCTATCAAGATGTGCCGCCACCACCAGCGCCAACAGAGCCACCACCGCGTCTGGCGAGCGGCACCGCTTACGCATCCGAGCCCGACGTGCCGCCGCAGCCCGCTCCCGCTCCTGCGCCAGCTAAAAAAACTGGCGGCAAGGGCGGCGGCAGTCGGGGTGCTATCGACACGGGCGAGTGGAAAGGACTGCAGGATCAGACGCGCACCAAGGCGTTCGACTACAGCAAGGACCAGCTCGATCCCGACAACTATCACTACACGACAGACACGGGCGAGGTCGCTCCGTGGGCGCAGCAGGACTGGGCGAAGCGCTGGAACAGCAACAACCTGTTCCCGACGCAGGGCCAGCCGCCACCGGAGGACAGAGCGCAGACTTGGGCGCGCGGTGGCCCGGTACGCCGCTTCGCACGCGGTGGCGCAGTGCGCCGCTTCGCCGATGGCGGTCCTCTGGATGACCCGAACGCTGACCCGCAGGCGGCTCCGCCAGCGCCTGAGCCAGCGCCAACCCCAGCGATCGACACCAGCGCAGGAGGGCCGCAGGCTCCGGTGCCTGCCGCGCCTCCGCCACAAGCGGATGCTGGCCTCAGCACCAACAACGCGCACAACGATCTCAGCCCGATCATGAAGTCGGCCAGCGACTTCGCGGCCCATGCTTTCCATTTGATCGAGAACGACCAGCACTCGGCGGCCGGCTACCACGCCATCATGGCGGGCCACGGTGCGGCTCCGATCAACCTGATCGAGCAGGGCTTCCAGAAGATCGATCCCGACGGCAAGATGCCGATCAACCAGAAGGTCGAGCAGCTCACCGAAAACCTCTACGACTACTACGTCGCCCGCAAGGAACCCGACAAGGCGGCCAAGGTGGCGTTCGAGGTCGCCCAGTTCAGCAACACCATGGCCAAGCAGCACGGCGCGCAGGCTGGCGACCTGTTGCAGAAGGGTGACTTCAACGGCGCGATGAACCAGCTGATCGGCGGCTACAACTGGCTGGTCGACGGTCACACTGCCGACTACGACCCGCGCAGCCGCATGGTCACGCTGCGTGACTCCAAGAGCGGCGAAGTCACCGGCCAGCTGCCGGCCACGCCGCAGCTCATCCAGAACCTCAGCCTAGGCATGATGTCGGGGGAACTGAACTGGGACATCATGCGTGGTCGCGGCGGTGCACAACCTCCTGCGCAGCAGCCTCCCGGTGCGCAGGCACCGCCGGGACCGCCGGTCAGCAGCCCGTCGGTCCAGCCTGCAGCGGCCCCGGCTGGACCGCCACAGCAAACCCCGGCCGCACCAACCTTCACCACACCTCCCGTCGTCACGCCGCCGCAAGGCGATGGCGGGCCGCCCGGCTCACCAGCTGGCGACGGCAATGGTAACGGTGACGGTGGTGACACGCAGGTGGCGCAGGCTGTGCAGCCGACGCCGCCACCACAGATTACACCTAGGCGTAATACCGTCATCACCAGCACGCCGCCGCCACCGGGACCGTCGTCGCCGGTCAGGGCAGCGCCGCCGCCCGCTCAGCCAGCGCCTACCCAGCCAGCGCCCAAGCCGCCGGCACAGGGCGACCAGACCGAGCCGGTTGAAGGTACTGAGGGTTGGTACGACAAGCATCCGCACGACCTGCCCGACGCAACGATCCGGCGGGCCAGTTGGAACATGCCGCCGCCGCCCGACACGCCGGCCATCAGGAACCACATCGCCAACCTGCGGCAGCAGGAGATCAACCGGATCGAGACTGACTCCAAGGGCTTGAGCGCCAGTGGCAAGTCGCTGGTTCCGCAGTTCATTGCCCAGATCAACAGCAAGTACGACAAGGCGCTGGCCGATCTCGAGACCCGGCAAAAAGAATGGAACATGAGCGCGCGCGACTTCGACAAGCAGGAGAGCTCGCGCGTCAAGGATCGCACCGTGCAGGCGCAGTCGTCCGAGAGCAACGTCGAGACCAAGATGGAGGACTACCTCGACAAGAAGTATCAGGCGTTCGCCAAGATGGATCCGGTTGAGGAAGCTGCGCGGGCGCGTGACGTGCTCAAGAAAACGGGTCGGCTCGATGCGCGCGGCGAGGACTTCGCCACGGTCAACCAGTCGCCGCTGCGCTTCATGGACACGCCCGACAAGCGCGCTCGCCTGAAGGAGATCGCCACCCAGATCTGGACTGCTAACCCAACCAACCCGCCGATGAGCGAGCGGCAGGCCATCGAGCATGCGCTCAACTTCACGTCGATCCTGCCGCCCGACGGCAAAGGTCACAACAATGCCTACGGCGACAATGCGACGACTTACCGGCTGCTCGGGCACGACACCTTGGGCAACGTCGTGGTCGAGAACGAGGCCCACGAGCGTGTCCACATGAACCCGCAGACGCTGCAGCAGATTGTAAATCTGCGCCTGCACAACGCCGACGAGTACGCCCAGTCGACCGGCGAGCGCCGGCGACAGAAGGCCGAGGATGCCAAGCATGGCAATATGCTGGAGCGTACGGGTCGTCAGCTGCGCAAGGTCCTGCCGCTCGATCCGATCATCAGCGGCCCGGCCCGTGCGATTGGCGAGCTGATCCCAGAGAGTAAAAAATAATGCCGCCTCCCGATCCGCAGCCCTACGTTCCCGAGCAAGGTGTCGATACTTCCGTGCCGGTGCAGCCGGCGGGCTATGGAGCTTTCCAGCAGACGCCGGCAACGCCACCGCCGCCGCGCAACATCGTCGACTACACCGTCGACACCGTGCTCGGCATGGCGCAGGGCGCGATCCAGATCCCGGCCGCCATCTCAGGCGCGGCGTCGCGCGTGCCCGGCACGTCGCCCGAGCAGCAAGCGTCGGTGCGCGACGACCAGCGCTACTGGAACGACATGGACTACTGGCTCGGTCGGGCGAAGAGCAAGACCGGCCAAGCCGAGGACGCTGCGGGCGGTCCCGACATCACCAAGGACCCGGTGCACGCCTTGGTGCAGGGTGCAGCCGGCATCATCCCGCAGGCCCCGTTGATGATGCTGGGGCCGTTCGCGCCATTGGCGTTCGGCGTGCAAGGTGTGGGGGATCTGGCCAATAAGATTAGGGCCAAGATCGACGACGCCGACCACGGCGAGCTGATGAAGGCTCCGGTCTACAAGCAGACCTTCGAGCGAACCGGCGACACCGAGAAGGCCAAGGAAGCGCTCTACCAGTCGACCAACGATCTGGCGACCAACCTGATTGCCGGTGGCGGCAGCGCGATCGGTGGCGGCCTGCTCACCCATGCCATCCCCAAGATCGGCACCAAGCTCCTGTCGGAGGCGATGGCCAACAAGATCGTCGCCGGCCATAACCTCAAGGGTCGGCTTGGGCTGGGTGCGGCCGAAGGTTTTGGCTCGGGCGCGCTGATGACCGGCAGCTCGGAGTATGCCCAGCAGCAGGCCGAGTACGAGGCCGGCATGGGCCCGCCGCCCGACTACGGCGCGATTGCCACCCACGCCGCCAAGAGCGGTGCAGTGCTGGGTGTCATCGGCGGGGCTAGCAAGGGGCTGTGGGGTACGAGACCTGACCGGCCTGCACCGGCGATTGGCACCGACGTCGAGTCCGTGGCGACGTCGATGGCCGACGAGCAGCTTGGGCCGCCAGCCCCTATGCCACAGCCCGGCGCGCCGACGCCGGGGGGTCCAGAAGCCCCGCATATGCCCGTACCGAGCGAACGGCCAGCACCGGGCTATCAGGACTACGAGCAGCACCAACCCCCTCCAACGGGCCCCACAGGGCCACGGCCGGGGGTCGAGGAAGAGGCCGGCGACCAAATGCCGGCGGGGCAGCTCGTGGGGCAGCGCTATCAGGTCGTAAACCCCGAGCTTGGTGTTGAGCTACCCGGCCTTCCGGGTCGCACGGTGCCCGGTGTTGGTGGTGGTCAAGCGCGACGGGGTACGCGAGGGATGCAGGCGGCAGACATTGCCGAGCCCGGTACGCCTGAGCACGAAGAAATCGTGACGACGGCGCTGATGAGCAAACTGGAAGACCTGAAGCGTCGGCGCGCGGCTGGCGAGGATACTCTCACGCAGCGGCAGCTCGACAGGCTCGACGACAATATCACCGCCGCACGGCGTGAGCTGATCCAAAATAATCGAGACATCAAGCAAGCTCGCGCCGCACGCGCTGCAGATGCCAGCATGACCGAGCAAGGCTACGGCGAAGCGGGTTCGCCAGCAGGTCCGCAAAAGGGGTCGATGCGGAAGATGCAGCCGGGTGATCTCGGGCTGCTTCGCCCTACGGTCACAGAAGGTGGTCAGCCGTTCGAAGCACCGCCCGTCGTCACCCCGGAGCGTCCCATCCCGCCCCGGTTCCCCGAGGTGGAGTCTCCGCGTTTCCCCAGACAAGGCGATTTCCCTCCGCCTGAGGAGGAACCGCCTCGGGAGCCGCCGCCTGCTGGGCCTCGCGAACCTCCAGCAGGCGGCGGTGGTGGCGCTGAAGCGCATCGTTCGGTCGATCAACTTTCAACGGCCGAGCTTCATCAGGAACTGCAGCAGACGCAGGCGGCAGCTGAAGAGGCGGAACACAATTGGCGACGGGCGCGGCGTGCTCGTAACGCTGAAGCTATGTCTCGCCACGCTGCTGAAATGGAACGGGCGGCTGATCGCGCTGACGATCTCGAAGACGAAATCCGCAAGCGAGAAGGTCAACCGGCGTTGCCCCAAGAACCACGGTCTGAAGAAGGTAACGTGGTCGGGCTCCATCCGCCCGATCTCGAGCCGCAACTTGCCGAGCACGACACGCCGACCCTGCGGGCGATGCTGCATGAAGCCCGCCTTCGCGAGCAGGAGGCGGTCGATAAATGGCGGCGGACCCACAGCAGCGCGGACGGTGACGCGGCAGAGCGCGCTGCCGATCTCGCTGACCTTCTCGAAGACGAAGTGAACGAGCGTGCGCGTGTTCCCGAAGCGGCCGAGCGCAGGCGTCGGGAAATTGTCGCCGAGCAGCGCGAACGGGGTGAACGGCACGACGACAGCATCTTCGGTGTTCGCGGCGAACATGTGCTGTCCGACCTCAGTGTCAGACCGACCCGGCCGCGCACGCCTGACGCCATCGCCCATCTCGGCGACGCGCTGCTGCCTCGGGCAGCCAACGTCAATGCTCCCCTTCGACCAACCCTGCACGCCCGAGGCACGCTGACACCCGGCCGCAACGCGCCGCGCGTCGGACCGGAGCG